TGGAAGTTTCTACCATTTTCATCTGATGCACATGATTCATCAGCGTATACGTTTAATGCCGAAGCAACGTCAGCAGAGTTTTCCATTTCTGCGAACTCAGCATAACGAGACATACGATCTAATATTCCGTATGCACCCATTACTGAAAATGGAGAAGCTTCCCGTTTAAATCCAGCAGCACCATAATAACCAAGATTGTTTTGAACAACTTGGTTGTCATAAAAGTTTTTGTAGTCTTGCCCACGGACTTTCCGGCGAATGGCTGGCCCGCTTCGAAATAAACGAGTTAGCCTTTGATAAAATGATTTTTCTTTCTTAGCCATTCAAATTCTCTTCTTTCAGAAATTAGTGCAGTTTGTTGATAGAATCAATCTATACCTATATTTAGAGCGTTAAACCTAAAACATGACATTACCAGATAATGTAAAAGAAAGAATTGAATATGTTGCTTCTTATGTGCAAGGATCGCTAATAGATTGGTTTTTGCTAAAGCAAGAAATATTAAGATCAATGCCAGCCAAGATGCGTAAAATAGTTGGATTGTCCAAACGTCATCGCAACACAAAGAAAATGCTAATGAATGATGTTGATCGTGAAGTCATAGCTTATTGGGAACTAATTACAGGTATTAAACTTTGGATTGATCCAAAAAGACTACATGATCCAAATTGGGTTTATCGCAAAAGAGGATGGGCTTTAAATGGCAACAAAGAAAGAATTCTTGAAGAAGAAGCTGGAAGAAAAGCAAATCGAGATTCTGCTTCAGATTATTAAGGAAGAAGTAGATTCTACTTGTGATGAACTATTGTTTGAATATGATTTTGATTATGGCTATGGAGATGGTTATGGAGATGGAGCCAACTCAGGAGGTAGTGGTGGGTTTGCTCGTTTTTGGAGAGATACAAAAAATTTACCGGGATTTTTACTAAGTCCAGTATTCCAAACCGCTGCTGCTTTTAAAAAATTTGCTGCAAAAATGGGTGTAGCAATTGGTGGTCTTATAGGTATGACTGTTGCGGGAGCTATAGAAGCTTTGATGCCATTCAATGATCCAAAATCTGTAAAATATGTTGGTCAGAAATTTCTTGCTTGGGAAACAGAAAGTATGAAAAAAATTGACCAACAGTTCGCAAGAGAAACAGCAGAAATGCGTCAAGGATGGGAAACTTTTAAAAATGATTTTTGGGGGATTGGATTTATAGCTGCGCCTTTTGGTGCAATAGCAGCAGCAAGCGCAGCGGGCAGAGGAATTGAAGGTGCTTTGTCTGTTGGTAACATTATTACTGGTGGTAAATTACAAGGAATAATTCGCAGATTAACAGAAACAAAAGACCCCGGCACTTTAGATTCATATTTGAAAGAACAAGATAAAAAAGAAACAGAAGCCGAAAAAGCTAAAAAACCTGCTGATATAAGCAAGATGATTGATGATGCTTTAAATCAGCCACCAGATCAAATAAGTTTGGCAACAGCTATAAAAGAAATGAAACAAAAATTTGGAAAAGAAAAAACAAACCAAATATTAAAAAAGATAGTTGATAACTTAGTTCAAAGTCCAAAAGCAAAAGAATTTGAAAAAGCTTGGGTTGCAAAAAATCTACCAACAGCTTTGGAGCCTTTTAAAAATCTTAATAAAGAAGCAGTTACAAACCAAATACCGGGAACAACATTAGAGCAAGTAAAAGATTATGCTTCTAAAGCAGGACAAATAGCTGTTCAAAGTATTCAAAAATCAGCAGCACAAAAAGGTATAACAAATATTCCATCTGAGTCAAAAGACATCATAGATAAAATTGTACAATCAGATCCTAATTTATCAGCAATAAAATCAGTACAAATTCCTACCACAAATCAAACAACTAAACCACCAGTAGCTGCACAACAAGCTACAGCAACACCAGCAGTTCCTGCTGCACAACCCCAAACTGTCCCAGCAACAGCACCAAAAAGATAATGGAGAAAACATGAGAAAGAAAAACACACAAGTTGAACCTGATGAAATGCCAGAAAATTTAAATGAACTTGCTCCTATTGTTACCGAATTTGTTAACAGAATGAGAACATTAGAAAATGAAGAAGTAACTTTGCGTGAAGCTAAAAAAGATCTTGTTGATGAATATGCAACAAAGCTTGACACAAAAACTTTAAAGCTAGCTTTGCGATTGGTTGATATTAAAAAGAAAGTTCAACACAAACATTATTTTGATTTGTTTTTGGAAATTCTTTCCAAAGATGAACCATCTTCATAATCAACAAAATATTATACAATACTGTCTATAAAAATCACAAGCTTTTATCTGAGTGGTTGTTGTTTACAACACAGAAGAGAAAAGCTAATGAGTGCAGTAAAACAAAATCGTAAACTAGATTTTATTCCAGAGATTCTTTATGAATCACCAAGTTATCCCGGTGAAAAAGTTTCTCCTATTCCTTATATGGTTATTCCAAAAGACAAGGATATGCCTGTAGGATTGTTTCTTATGCGTTATACGCAAACTGGGGAATATGAAGTGGGAGACTCTGGGAAGCCGGAAGAAATCATGGATGGACCACATCCACATATGTTTGTTGATTTCAAGCATCTTGAAGAAGTTTTGAAAGATACATTTCCAAATCTTCATATGGGAGATGCAATAGATAAGATTCGTATTGGTTTGGGTCTTAAGCCACTTGCGAAAGCTCGTAAAGATGGAAACGATCTTCTTGACCGTGTTGTTGCTAAAGCAAACGACATTGCTAGCGTTGCTTTTGAAAAACAACAAGAACGTAAAAATCAATATGAAAATCAATTGAAGAAAGATATGGAAGAGGATCAAAAACAATGAAATTTCATGCCAGTGTTGTTGAAGACATTATTTTGAATTGTAGAAACTTTGGTGGTCATGCATCAGAGCGTAAACTACGTGAAGTTCTTGGAGCCAAACGTTATTCCATTTATGTTGGTGACCGAAGAGACATGGTGTTGGTTGATGCTGAACGTTATATGAAAGAAGCTTTTCAACGTGGACAACCAACAAACCAAATTGTGCCAATGACTCTTCATCCAAAGGCATTTGAAAAGATTATGTACTTTTTTGACTTGTATTCTGGATATGATACAGAAGCAAAACTGAGACAGTCTTTGGTTAATATGGATTTTACTCCATATGAACGAAAAACTGGTTATGGTGCTGGTGAAAATATTTTGGTGCTTACAGAAGATTATACTAAAGCTTTACAAGGTAAACCATGAGTTTTTCTATTGGACAAGTAATATACGTTTTATCCGACAAGTCACAAACAGTGTTACCCGGCATTGTTCGTGAAGAAATTCATCATCGTTCAATTGATGGTGAAAAAGTTTCTTATCGTGTTGTTATTGGACCACAAGGCAAACAAAGAGTTATTGACTTAGCAACTGTTGACGGTGAAGTTTATGGCGATTTGTCAGAAATAAGAGAAGTTCTTGTTTCAAGATTAACAGCTTTTGTTGATGATTTGTGTAACACAACAAACGAACGTGTAGGTCAATGGTATGGTGGAATGGGTAAACCTGCTTCTTCCGTTTCTAATGGCGAAAAACTTGATCCAAGTGTTTTGATGAACGAAATAAGTTCAAATCAATTTGTTCAACAACCCCAACAAAAACCAACAGGACTTAATGGTCTTAGAAACGCATTGGCAGATCCAGAACTAACTGCCCGTGAATATGTTGATGCTGATGGTACAATTCGTAAACTTAACCAATAAGAAAATAAAATGAACAAAACAACAAGCAATGAATCTCAACCTATTGAAGTAACTTTTGGTCAAGACGCACATGAACAATTGCTAGCAGGAGCTGAAATCCTTTATAAAGCTGTTAAAAGCACAATGGGTCCAAGTGGTCATAACGTTATTATTGATAACGGACAAACAGCCCCAATAATCACTAAAGACGGTGTTACAGTCGCAAAAAGCATAAATCTCAAAGCTAAACTTCCTAGTATTGGAGCAGAACTTATCAAAGAAGTAGCTAGCAAAACAAATGAACTTGCTGGTGATGGTACAACCACCGCTACTGTTCTTGGTTATGCTATGCTTAAGCAAGGAATCAAAATGACTGCCACAGGACGTTCTGCGATTGAAATCAAACGTGGAATGGAATGGGCAACAAGCAAAGTTATTGATTGGTTAAAAGAACGTTCTATTCCAGTTCGTAACAATGAAGACATTATTAACATTGGAACTATTTCTGCTAACGGAGATAGATCAATTGGAGAATTACTAGCACAAGCAATTTCTAAAGTTGGTCAAGATGGCATCATTACAGTTGAGCCAGCAAAAAGCATTAAAACAACTTTGGATGTTGTTGAAGGTATGCAGTTTGAAAGTGGATTTGTTGCTCCTTACTTTGTAACAAACCAAGAAAAACTTTCATGTGAACTCACTGATCCATATATCTTAATCACAAACAAAAAGATATCTTCAATTCAAGAAATTCTTCCAGTTCTAGAACTTGCAACAAACTCTAGTCGTCCTTTGCTTATAATTGGAGATGAAATTGAAGGAGAAGCTTTACATACTTTAATTGTTAACAAAATGAAAGGTATTCTTTATTCTTGTGCAGTTAAAGCTCCAAGCTACGGTGAAAATCGTACAGATATTCTTTCTGATATTGCCTTGGTAACTGGTGGAACCGTTTTTGATGCTTCATCAGAAAAGCAAATCAAGAAAGCAACTGTAGCAGATTTTGGTCAATGCAAACGTGTGATTGTTACCAAAAACTCAACAACAATTATTGGGCATGATCAAACACGCAAGGAACTTATTGATGAACGTGTAACTCAACTAAGAACTGTACTAAGCTCCAACATTGGTATTGATGATCTTAAGCGTGAGAACACCAAGAAACGTCTTGCTAAACTTGCTGGCGGTATTGCCGTTGTTAAAGTGGGTGGCAGTACCGAGGTAGAGATATTCGAAAAGAAAGATAGAGTTGATGATGCTTTGAATGCAACAGTAGCTGCTGTACAAGAAGGTATTCTTCCCGGTGGCGGCACTTCATTGTTTTATGCATCTGAATGGCTACAAACTTTAATAAATGATGGAAAAATAACAAAAGACTTAACAGAAGATGAAGTAGCTGGTGCAAGAGTTATTGTTGAAGCTTGTCGTCAACCATTAAAAGTTATTGTTGAAAACTCAGGTAAGAGTTCTGATGTTGTAATGAACGAACTTCGTATCTACGAAAAAAAGAAAGCTGTAGAAATACTACATGATATTGCTGGAGATACTTACCGATCTCCAGAATTTGTTGAGAAAAAAGTTGAAACATTACTTTCAAGACGTATTCGACAAGGATATGATGCTTCAAAACATCGTTACTGTGATTTAATTGATTCTGGTATTGTTGATCCGCTTAAAGTTGAAAGATATTCTCTTGAACATGCTTGTTCAGTGGTGGGGTTGTTACTTACCACAAATTGTGTTGTAGTTGTAGAAAATTGAAAGGGATATAATCATGGCTAAAGGAGATCATGTTAGAGTAGGTCACGGCAGTACAGTTCATGGAATAGCTCCTGATAATGTACCAGTTTATGATCTTGAAAAAGATGAATGGGGAAATATTCGTTGTGATATAAACGGTTGTGCTTTTCCAAGACCTGTAGGTGGGGTAAAAGGAGGATCAGCAGCTACAATTGCTGGTGACCCAATTAAAGTTCAACGTGGATATGTTGAACGTATGACGGAAAGCACTAAATCATTTGGTGGTGCTGATTTTATAATGCTGTTTCCTGTTTACTTTCCTCATTATCAAAAAACAGCTTATATTCAAGCCAATCACATGCATTTAACTCATGGACAACTTACGTAAACATGGAAAAAGATTGCAAGCTTTGTCAATATGCTCCAGTTATATCTTTGGTTGCTTTAGATTTTGTTGGAGCTTTTAATGGTTTGTCAAGAAACGTTTATTGGTATTTGTTTGAAATGATGTTTGCTCTTCTTTACTTAAGAAACATTCAATCAATGAATGAACTTTATGTAAAAAAATTAAATGGAACAGTTCAATTTAAACCATATGGAATATTGCTTGCTATTATGTTTGGAATAACAGTAAGAGAATTATTTATGTTATTCTCTTCTTCTATTGGTTATGTTCCACAAGGTTGATAATAAACATGTAACCTCCAAAAACTGAACAAGAAAAAGCAATGTATACAATAAAACTTCAGTTAGAAAAAGCCACTGAAGATTTGTTAGCTGAAGCTTATGAGTCTGGATATAGCGGGTACATTGATATTTGGCCTATTGTTTCCAACAATAAAAACCAATTGATATTAGAAGTATCCAGCAAGAAAGTGTTAACCGCTTCTTCTTTTTTAAGTCATAAAGAAGCGATGCGATATCATGTGCAACAAGGCAAAGGCTGTAAGCGCATTAAATAATTCTTGACTTTTTATTATGTTGTTTATACCCTATGGGTATATGCATACTCAAGGTCAAGCTATAACATTTATTGAGCGTTGCTTTGGTTCAGCCAAACTTACCAATGCTGGATTAAACGCTAACGTTTGTTGTCCGGTTTGTAATGAAACTGATAAAAAGAAACTTGCTATTCGTACAGACAACTGGCTAACAAAATGTTGGGTGTGTGGATATAAAGCAAAAACCATTTATGGTTTATTAAAGCGTTATAAGCCTTTATACGCCGAAGAATTTATTTCTCAGTTCAATGTTGCATCTCTTGTTACAGATGCCGAAGAAAATGCCATTAAAAAGGAACTAGAGCTACTTCAACCACCCACAGGATTTCAATTGCTAGCTGAATGGTGGCATGACTTAGATGATGCTCCAACTTATATTCGTCAAGCAACAAAATATCTTAAAGATCGTGGATTAACAGAACGTGATTTTTGGTATTTCAAATTTGGTGTAACAGATTTAGATAAAGCATACAAGAACCGTGTGATTATACCTTCTCATGATTTAGAAGGTAACTTAAACTTCTTTACAGCAAGAACATATAAAAGCTTTATTAAACCAAAATATTTTAATCCAAGGTTTCGTAGAGAAACTGTTGTGTTTAATGAAATCAATATCGATTGGGAAGAAGAACTAACAATTGTTGAAGGACCATTCGATATGTTTAAAGTAAATGATAATGCAACTTGCTTGCTGGGAAAAGAACTTACAAAACAGTGTGCATTGTTTCAAGCTATAGCAACTCACAATACTCCTGTTCTTCTTTGTTTAGACAATGATGCAAAACGTTCTACTCTTGATATAGCAAAGCTGTTATATGATTATAACATTTTTGTTAGAATATTGGAGTTGCCAGAAGAAATAAAAGACCCCGGTGAAATAACAAAAGAAAAATTCTTAGAGTTACGTGAAACAAACAGTATAGAATTTGATGAAATGTATTACTTGAGAAATATTATCAAGTAAAGTAGGATTTAATACATGACAAGAATAGCATTTATTTCTGATTTGCATTGGCGAGGTATTACCCGCCACGAAGAATATACAAAAGTTTTTAATACTTTGTTTGTTCAATTAAGAGAACAAGTTAAACCAAATTATATTCTTTGTGGAGGAGATATTTTCCATACTAAAACTCAAGGCATTACACCAGAAGTAATTGATAAAATTACATGGATGTTCAAAGAACTGGCAGCAATTGCACCAGTATATTCCATTCTTGGAAATCATGACGGAAACCTAACTAATGACAACCGTCAAGATACTATCTCTCCAATCATTTCAGCAATGAATGATCCAAGAATTGTGTTGTTCAAAAAAAGTGGCAACTACATTATTCCAAACACAAACATTAATTTGTGTGTGCTTTCATGTTTTGATGAGGATGGATGGAATCATGTTCAAGTTGATCAAGACTTGATTAACGTTGCAATGTTTCATGGTTCTGTTAGAGGGTGTTTAACTGATAGTGATTGGATTCTCTCTCATGGAGAAGTGGATATCTCTATGTTTGAACGTTTTGATTTTGCACTACTTGGAGACATTCACAAGCCACAATTTTTGGATTATCGCTCTCATGAAGGCATCACAAGAGATATGAAGCCTTGGATTGGGTATCCCGGCTCCCTTATCCAGCAGAACTATGGAGAAGATATTGTTAAAGGATATCACGTTTGGGATATTCGATCTGCTGATGATTGGGATGTAAACTTTCATCAAGTTCCTAATGATTATCAATTTGTTACAATTCAATGGCAAGGTTCTGTAAGTTCAACAACAGAAAAAGCTTTGCAACAATGCAACAATAATCTAACCAACAAACGTATTCGTATTTCTTCTGATCAAACAGTTTTTGATTTACAGAAAAAAGAACTATATGATTTGTTGAAAAACAAATTTTCTGCTTCAGAAGTTGTGTTTAAAGCTGATAAAGAAAATGTATCAGAAACTGGATCTGATACTGACACACAACAAAAAACTGTTAGTTTGAGAAATTCACCAGAAATACTTTCTGAGCTTTATGATTCCTTTGTTAAAAAGGATTATAAGATTGAATTAACTGAAGCACAAAAAACTCAAGCTAAAAACCATATTAAAAAATCTTTGGAGAAAGTGCGTCAAGCTGAAGATGATGTTGCAAGAGATATCGTTTGGTCTATCAAAGATATGGAGTTTTCTAACCTTTACCGATACGGAGATAATAACCGTGTTGACTTTTCTTCTCTTTCTGGCATTACTGGAATTTTTGGTCCCAATAAAATAGGCAAAAGTTCTATTGTTGGTTCTCTTATGTTTGGGTTGTTCAACACAACAGATCGTGGACCAGTAAAAAGTGCTTATGTCATCAACAAAAACAAAAGCAAAGGATACGCAAAAGTCACATTAAACGTATCTGGTACAGATTATATTGTTGAACGTTTTGTTTCCAAGGCTTCAAAACGAGGAGGAAAGTTTGATGAAGAAAAAGCTAACACCAAACTAAGCTTGCAACGTGTTGACAAAGATGGAACAACAGAAGAGCTTATTTCTGAAAACAGTGAATCCAGAACAGACACAGATAAAGTTGTTCGTAAGCTTATTGGCACATCACAAGACTTCTTGCTTACTGCCTTCTCTAATCAAGGTGGTATGAATCGTTTTATCGATGAAGGTGCAACTCAACGTAAAGCTATTCTTAATAGATTTCTCGATCTTGATATCTTTGAAAAACTTTATAAGATGTCAAATGAAGAGCTTCAAGCGTTTAATGCTATTGGTAATAAATTGCGTAGCGTAAATTGGAATGAAGTTAAGAATGAATGTGAAGCTTTTATTTCAAGCTACAACTCGGATATTATTCTTTCAAAAGAAGAAATTGAAAGAAATCAAATTAAACGTGATAAGCTTCGTGGCTGGCTCCAACAACATGGAGTAGATAAGCAAGCTGATCTACGGCAAAAAATTACAACATCATTAGCGAAACAAGAACGTATTCAAAATAAAATTGTAATGCGTCAAGTTGAACTTGATGGACACAAAAATACTTGTGTTAATCTTCGTAATCGTATTCAAGAACTAAAAGATCAAATGGCAGTTGTTCAACTTGTTGAACTAGAAACTAAATCAGCTAAACTTAAAAAACTTGGGCAAGACTACAACGATTTAAAAATTGAAGTTTCTCAAGAACAACAAAAGCTTGCATCTCAAGAAAAAAGCATTAAGAAGCTTGATGTAGTTCCTTGTGGAGATTCATTTCCAACTTGTCATTATATCAAAGATAGTCATGCAGACAAAGCTACTTTTGAAACTCAAAAGAAACTTGTAGAAGATATTCTTTCAGCTTATGAAGCTGTAAAAGCAGACTTTAATTCTTTGCAAAAAGAAAAAATCGAAGAACAAATCAAATCCTATAATCTTTGGGAAAAAGAAATTGAAAACAAAAATCAACAACTTGTTTTTTCTGAAGCGTTAATGGGAACTTGTGCAGAAACAATTACTTCCTTACAGCAAGAAATTGAACTAGCAAAAGTAGAACATGATTCTCTTGTTGAAGAACTAAGCAAGCAAGAAGATTTAGGTGCAAGCATTGAAGAAGAACGTAATCTTTCAACTTCAATTCGTGATATGGAATCAAAGCTTCAACAACTTTATGTAAAACTTGGAGGGTATACAAACAAGCTTGAGCAACTAAACAAAGAAGCAGAAGAAGCAGCAAGAATAATTGAAGAACAAAAAGTTTATGATTCAGTTGTTCAAGCATTCTCCAAGAATGGAATTCCAGCTTATGTTTTAAAAAACAAATTGCCAGAAATCAATGCAGAGCTTAATAATATTCTTGCTGGAATTGTTTCTTTTAGAATCTTTCTTGAAACAGAAGTAGGAAGTAATACCCTTGATGTATTCATTGAAGACAAAGACTCTAGAAGGGTTATAGAGCTCGCTAGCGGTATGGAAAAGATGATTGCCTCACTTGCACTTAGAGTAGCTTTAACAAGCCTTTCTAGCCTTCCTAAACCAGATTTGTTTATTATCGATGAAAGCTTTGGAGCTTTGGATCAAACAAATTGTTCAAAAGTAATCGAGTTACTTCAAACAATTAAAAATCGGTTTAAAAGTATTTTGATTATTTCTCACGTTGAAGAAATTAAAGAAGCTGCAAGTAACATCATAACAATTTATGATAATGGAACAGAAAGCAATGTTAATTGCTAACATAGCTTCTATCTTGTTTTCGATACATCAGGGTCAATCTCTTCTGCAACTTCTATGAAATCTTCTGCGGTAAAACCGGGATAAAACTTTTTCATTTGATCCAGACTAAGCCCATGTTCATCTTGTAGGATTACATTGTATTTTGTTTCCCCTTCCATAGCTTTACCGGCTGCATACATTTGTTGTGCCTTTTCAGAGTCACCTTGAAATTTATTAATAGCTTGCTGTTTAACGGTTTCTTTATTAAACATTGGTTTTGAAGCGATTCTTTCTGTGGAAAGCACTGCGTTTGCAACTTCTTTGAAATCTTTTGCGGTAAAACCGGGATAATACTTTTTCATTTGACCCAGATTAAGCCCATGAACGCTTAGGCCACTTTCGTCACCAGTTTCCATAGCATTACCTGTGTCCATCATTTGTTGTGCCCATTCAGAATCTGACATTCCATTCTTGTTACCGGAACCTGCCCATTTCTTAATAAGCTCTTGTTTTCTATTTTCTACATCAGAAGCTTGTTCATGAATTTGTCTTGTTTTAACTTGACGAACAGATTCCCGAATCAAACTTTTTAATTGTTTCACTGTAATACGCATTTATAATCTCCTTAAAATTAAGTATTTTTTAAACAAACAAACTTTTAACCATTTCAAGTCCAGAACGAACTTTTTCCTTATCACTCTCTGCTCTAGCAATAGCTTCTGGAGTTTCTGCTTTATCTCTTTTTGCTGAGTTAATATCTTTTTCAGCTTTGTTTTGATAAATTCTCATGAATTCTATCAAGAAGTCTTCTGGTGAATTGTATTTGGAAAGACTTGCTTTTCCATACATATCATTCATTTCAAAGCTTGCAGCTAATCCTTTTATAGCTTTTACTAAAGTTGCAATTTTAACATCGTTGATGTTAACACCGGGGTTTTGCAACAAAGCTTTATCTATTTTAGCTGCGGTTGGATTCTTGCCGTAAATAAGATTATACTCATGATCAAAAATATCTTTTACAAACGTTTCTGGATTAATTGTAACAGTGATTAAATCATAATCTTTACGTGTTGTAGAATATGGTTTTCTTGATTTGTCTTTTGTTCCAAGCTTGTATTGAGCTCCAGCATGTTGAATGCTCATGTCAAGAAGAGAACCAAGAGTAGAAAACATGTTTCCCATCAATAAACCTTTAACACCTCTTTCTGGTGTTGTTCGGTATCTGCCCCATGTTTCTAAAGATTTTGGATGAATGATCATATCAACTTGCACCCATTGATTTTCTTCAACTTTCAAGATTGGATGCCCCGGTTCAGAATCTTCATGAACAAATTCTAAATTAGAATTTTTGATATATTCTTCTAATAGCTTCCACCAATAAGATTGAACTTGACTTGGTGTAAGTTTTTCATTTTCTGGAAGTTCTGGAACAACAAGTTGTAAATCAATATCTCCATAGATTTTATCTTCTGGATCTACTTCATGATATGAAGAACTACCCAAAGGACTTCCAATTCTTACTTTTGGAATATCTTTTTCTTCAAGATAAGAGTTAAATCCATCAACCAACATATTAGCGACTTTTAATGCTTTTTTAACAATTGATGGACGAATTACTGTTGATTGTGTTGCAACAGTATCCCATCCACCTTCTAAAAGGCTTTCCCAAAGATATTTCAATGAATGTAAGGTTGATTTCATTATTATATCATTTCTTTTTAGATGATTTTTTATCTCGCAATTTTTTAAAATCTGCGGCTGTTATTTTGCTTTTTGGTTCAGCAACTGTTGCAATTTTATATTGGTTGCCTTTTAATTTTTTTCCTTTTTCTTTATCGTCTTCTTTTTCTTCTGCTTCTTTTTTTTCTTCTATTACTTCTTCTACAGCTTCACGAATAAGTTCTTTAAGTTGCTCTATGGAAATTCTCATGTGTAATACTCCTTCAAATATATAGTTTTGAATTACCTTTACTTTGGATTATTAGCATGACATTATGGTTATGTAGCCGATAAGAGCTACGTTACTTCAACCTCTCAAGAAAAGATATTAATAATGGCAAAGTCAGTTCGTCTATCAGAATCAGATCGTTTTCTACTTGAAACCCTTGGTAAGTTTTGTGTTCGTGCCCGTCATTCAAACTGGGAAAACGTAACGCATAACAACGATACAGAAGCAATGTCGTTTATGCGAGAAATGTCTAGTATGCTCACCTTTAACGAATATCGTGGCCTTATGCAAGGTTGGGGAGATATTCGTCTTCATGGAAATGATGCTCAACTTAACAAAGCGGTAGAAGATATTACACAAAGGCTTCAACAACGTGTAGAATCTTACTGATCATAGTAGATAATTAACACATACGCAAGGGAACGTAATAATTCCCTTGTTTCGGGCCTGTAGCTCAGTTGGGAGTAGCGCAAGCTTTGCAAGCTTGAGGTCGTCGGTTCGATCCCGTCCGGGTCCACTTAAATTTTCCATTTACCAGTTTTATTCATATAGTGGTGTTTAGAATGACAAATAGGACAGAGAATTTCAAGATTATCTGCCTTGTTGTTTTTACGATCACAATCTATATGATGCACTTCTAGGATATCGGTAATCTCATTCCAGTTGCAACGATTGCATTTATGGGGATAAACTCTAAATGCAATGGCACGATAACTGTGCTTGCCATCACCATAATGATCTGGGTGAATAGCTTTAATGTTACTCTCAATCCGTTGGGCTTTATCTTTGCATATACGAGAGCAAAACTGCAAACCAGATTTTGATATTTCTTTTTTGGTTTTGCCTCGATAAAACTCAACATCACAAAAAGCACATTTACAGTTTGGTATTAAAGCTGATTTTATTTTTTGTCCAGAAGCTTTTGCGCTACAAGTTCTTGTGCAGTATTGTCCGTTGCCACGTTTTACCTCATGAATAGAAGCTTCAAAAATGTTTTTGCAAAACAAACATTCTTTTTCTACAACCTTCATATAAACCTCTGTATATAGCTATTATAATGGAGAGGGATTACTTTGGGCAAAGTAAACTAAAACAATATACAATCTATTTTATTTATGATATAGTTATGATCACTAAGCCCACTTAGCTCAGTGGTAGAGCTCCTCACTTGTAATGAGGGGGTCATCCGTTCAAGTCGGATAGTGGGCTCCATTTCTATTATGAGTTCGAATCCCACACTCGGCTCAGGAATGCTTAAAAGAATTTTCAAGTTTTGAACCATATATATAAAAGTTCAAAATCATTTTAATTTCAAAAAGCGTTTTAAACGCTTGAAATTAAATTAACCAAAAGGAAATAGTAATGATTACAGCAGCAGAAGTAATAACTGCAATTCTTGTTTTGTATCCACACATGTCAGGAAATAACCGACAATGTATTATTGAACGTCGTTCACAAATCGAACAAGTGCTTGTGGAAGCACAACGTCAATATCCAGCAATGCCAACAGAAATTTTTGCCACCATTGGCTTTATGGAAACTCATCTTGGTTGCGATCAAGGTGAAGGTGGTAATTGGGGAGCACCATTATCTCCGCAACAAAGACATATAGCTGGAGCCCCTATCCAAGCCGCTACAGCACTGTGGCGTGCATATCAAGTATGTGGAACATGGGATGGTGCAGCACGTAGGTTTAGAACAGGTCTTTGCCGTCCTACGGTTATAGGCACAAGATATTCCAGAATAGCAGAAAATATTACCAATAGAATTCGTTTGCGTGTTGATGCTTCAAAACATCATGCACAAAGAATTTGCTTAAATACCGGAACAATCTGCCGTAGCCTATAAATTAAAAATTAATTTTATATTCAACAAGTAAATTGTTATTATAAGATTATGAGTCTAGGTGTTTGTTGTCAATGGTTGGAGCCACGCACCAAGCGTGATGGTTCCGTTGTTTACGAAAATGCTATCAATGAACGTTCACTCCAACTTGGACGTTTTCAACAAGGTGCATATACCAAATCTTTTATTCGTGAATGCTACATCAACAATATTAACGAGATTATTAATCTTGTGCCAAAGCTTCTGACGAACAATATTAAGTTGTTTCGTTTGTCAAGCAATTTGTTTTCATTGTCTGAGTACAACAAAGATGTACTTCACAATGACGAACAGATTAATCTATTGCTTGCCAAAGCTGGCAAGGCTTTTATGGATGCTGGCATTAGAGTAACTACACATCCAGATCAATTTGTTGTTCTTAGTTCAGATAATTCTGTTACGGTTGAGAACGCCATTAAAGAACTATCTCATCATGCATGGGTGTTTGATCGTATGGGTTTCCCAACGTCTCCACATGCTGCAATCAATATTCATGGCGGCAAGTCTGATCGGTTGAATCAACTTATTCAAGTTGTTGGTAGTCTACCAGATAATATTCGTTCTCGTCTTACGTTTGAGAATGATGAAAGTGCATATAGTTTGGTAGATTTGCTAAATGTTAATGCAAAAACAAATATTCCTCTTGTTTGGGATTCGCATCATCATACGTTTAATGACGGTGGTTTGTCACTTGAAGATGCCTTTAGTTTGTCTGTGTATACGTGGAAGGCTAGCGGCTGCAAGCCATTGCAACATTTGTCAAACACTACACCGGGACTAGAGAATGGAAACTTCATGGATAGAAGAAAGCACAGTGATTACATTCACTATATTCCAGATTGTCAACGTGAAGGTTTGTTGATTGATGCAATTGATGTTGATGTTGAGGCTAAGATGAAGAACTTGGCTGTTAAAAAACTAAGTGGATTAATTTCAAAATAATAAGTTACCCAATTTTAGCTTTCCAAGTTTATGGAAACTTTCATCCGTTGGATGTCTTTCAATGAGAAAACCTTGATTTTCGGCATAATCACTCCAATATATATTAAAATCACACCAAGGTTCAATTACGAAATCTTTATTTTTTGCTAAGTTAACTTTAACAACTCTAACATTACACTGTAATGAGTTTATGAAGTTTTCAGCAGTAACATTTCCATCTTGTCCACCAGCAGTGCTCCTTAATTCTATATCGTAGTTTGCTGTAGTTGTTATTACTTTAATTGTACATTGTTTTGATGACTTATGTTCATCCATATAATATGGATATGTAATAACACTACCATCTGACACGAAGTCACCAGTAACATTTTTAATAGCATCTGGTGTATCCAAGTTAAAAATTCTATACCCACCAGAAGGTGTTCTTCTAAAGTAGATATATCCATAACCAAGCGAAGCATTTATCCAATCCATTATTTGAGGGTTAGCACTTCCTGTTTCCTGCTTGTAATTAGGGTTATTACCCAAAAGACCGTTGCCATAAGCTTCAAATCCAGCTCTTACTAACTCAAGGTCAACACCTGCATCATTCAAGAAACTAAAAATTTGACGTTGACGATTCGCATCTATTGTAACTTTGCATATTTTTTTTTCTGTTTCTGTAGTTGGATCTTGATCAACGGTAGATACAAAAGAGCCGCCAGCACCGAGGTTGGCAAATGTGGCTCCTTCTTCACCCTTTAAACTGACATAAATTTTATTCATGACGTTCTTACCGGGTATACCATAAACGTCTAAAGTTAAATCAGAGATTTTTTCTCCAACGTTCTGGGTTTTATTAACCAGTGGCCTTCTAACTTTTTGACCTTTGGTTGCCATTTTATAACCGCTAAAATCACGAATATCTGTTATTAATTGTTTTTGTAACAAAAAACAAATTAAATTTCGCCAATTTGGTCCTCTTCGGACAGTAAGTTCGTACTCAACTTCAGCTTCAAAATCATGACCTTTATTACCTCCAGCAGCAAAAACAATTTTAATTTCTAAGTTATGAAACTGTGATTTGTCATTTGTATCTGTTATTATATAAGTAATATATTTGCCACTTGCACAACCTTTTGATTTTGGAAGTATTTCTGTTACTGTCAAATCAGCAAGCATTTTATTTTTTGCATTAGCTAATGTAGCTTTAAACTCTTCTTTGGTGATTTCTTTAGCAACTAATTGCTTTTTAAGGTCTTCTGTTGGTTTAACTCTAAAAATACCTTTTTTAATTTGGATTGATTGTATTTCATATACATTTTGTTTTTTCAAAAGAGAAAGAAAAAATTGTTCTTTATTTGAAATTTTTCTTTCTTTTTTTGCTTCAAATAATTTGTTACCACCAATAGTATCAGCTTCAAAATCTTCCAAGCCTTGTTTTTCCACATCAAATTCTAAATCTTCTGGATCTGTGGATTTTTCTATTCCTAGAACAACATTTGCTATAGTTTCTTCGTTGCTTTTTTCGGTAGTTTCTTCAAACAAAAAACTTGAAAGTTTCATTACATACCTCGTAACTTACATATAATATATAGCATGAAAGCATTGATCCACAACGGTAAGCAAGTAAATATTTTACACGATGGGAAACTGGTTGTTATGTTTCCTGTAGACAACAATAAAATCATTGTGCCTTTTCATTGTCCTATGTGCGAATATCCAATGAAAACAGCAGAAGATGCTCAAAGTTATAGAGAAGTAGAATGTTGCAGTATGTGTCAGTTATACTGGGCTAGCAGCAAAATAGTTCCAGACAAAACAAGTGAGCGTTGGAAAACATATATGGAACGCAGACATTTAGCGTTCTTGCCACAAATACAGTTGAAGTAAATACTTATTTCAAAAGGATAAGTTATGCCTATTCAACAAAAAGCACGTTATAGACTATTAACCAACTTATTGGATACTTCGTTTGGTAAATCTTCTGAACGTCAATATCCAAATCATTTTATCAAAATGACAATGCCGCTAGAAAACACCATTTTGGTTAAAAGCCAGATTCTTATTAATTTAGGCGGCACACAAAATGCTTATATAACAATGCGTCCAAAGTTTCGTGAAGAACTTTTGGAAATGATTCAAAAGCGTTTAGAACGTATTTCAGATGAATATAAACGTGCAGCAGAAGCAGCAACAGATGAATCAATGCTTTCATATCGTAAACAACCTTACGAAGAAGCTCCAGTTAAAACTGTTAAACTATCTGTTGACAATCACACAATTCAAGAATGGCTTGAACACATTTCAATGAGTGCATACCGTACAAATAAAACATGCATTTACCATCTACATTGTTTGGTAACCGTGTCATAATACTGTTGTCATGGCTTTAACCAAAAAAGATCAAGTTGATGAAATAATGAAGTGTGGGGAAGATCCCATCTACTTCATCAAGAAATACTTGTATATTCAACATCCAACAAAAGGACGTTTACCTTTTGAACTTTATCCGTTTCAAGAAGAATGTATTAGTTCATTCTTGGATTATAAGTTTAATATTGTTTTGAAATCTCGTCAGTTAGGTTTGTCTACAACTACGTCTGCTTATTGTCTTTGGATGGCAATGTTTAGACAAGACGCTAACATTCTTGTTATGGCAACCAAATTAGAAGTTGGAAAGTTCATGATTGATAAAATCAGAACAGCATTTAAAATGCTTCCAGCTTGGATGCTTAACATCTTAGACTTAAAAGAACCAGAAGCAGAATCAGTAAAATATATTAGATTTAACAATGGTTCAAAGATTACAGCTATTCCAACATCAAAAGATGCAGCCCGTGGTGAAGCTGTAACTTTGCTTATTGTTGATGAAGCTGCACATATTGATAACTTAGAAGAATTATGGTTGGGTCTTTATCCAACGTTATCAACTGGTGGTAGAGCTATTGTGTTTTCTACTCCAAGAGGTAAAAACTTTTTCTATCAATTATGGACAGGTGCAGAAACTGGAGAATGGGAAGAAAACCAAGTTGGACAACATTGTAAAGGTGTTGGCAAAAACGGTTTCCACGGAATTAAACTTCCTTGGTTTGTTCATCCAGAACGAGATGAAAAATGGTTTGAAGATCAATCAAAACCAATGGATGCCCGTGGGATCGCTCAGGAGCTTTTGTGTGGCTTTGAAGGTTCAACATTAACCTTTTTCTCACAAGCAGATATTGATTACGTTAGAAACCTTTCTATGGCTCCTATTGGCTATACTGGACCTAATGGTAAAGGTCAAGATTTACATATTTGGAAAACAAGCATACCAGATCACAAATATATTATTGCTGCTGACGTTGCAAGAGGTGATGCAGAAGACTATTCAACTTTTCATGTGTTTGATGTAAATCAAAGTGAAGTTGTTGCTGAATACATGGGTAAAATTCCTCCAGATAGATTTGGAGAATGGCTTATTGATATTGGTAAAAGATATAACGATGCTCTTATTGTAAATGAAAAAAACACAGTAGGTATTGCTACAGCTATTAAGTTAAGAGATGCTGAATATCCAAACTTGTATTATGAACCTGATTTACAAGAAAAAATGATTGGAATGTTGCCGGATGAAAAAAAAGATATTCTTCCCGGCTTTACAATCACTCCCAAAAACCGTGAAAAGATTCTTGAAAACTTAGAACAAGTTATCAGAAACCATCATCTTAAAATATATTCATTACGCTTTGTTGCTGAAATGGAAACGTTTATATGGAACGGTAAACGTGGTCAAGCATTAAAGAAACGTCACGATGACCTTATTATGGCAATGGCTATTGGTTTGCAAACCTTTACGCCAATGGCACACCAAGAAGGTTATCTTGGTTCTTTGGAATCAAACAAAAGCATGGCAATGGCATTGTTATCTGGAATGACAAGAGGCTATCGTGACGTTAGACAAAAAGTTGACGGCAAAAAAGTTCCCGCTGGCGTAAGCCCAGAAAAAATAAAATCAGAAGTAGAGTTCAGAAAAGAATTTTGGTGGCTTTATTAATCTATCTGTTTTAGATCCTTTTTATGCCACTTTATATTAAACACAGGAGAACTATTAGTTATGGCTAACAAAATCAATGTAGGTAACCCAGAAGTTACAACCAAAACAAACATTTTAGATATTGATTTACCAACAGAATTAGAAAATGCAATTTCAACTGGATGGGATCATTTTGATGCTCTTTGCGCTGGAGATGGTATGATCCCTTCTACCGTCGCTATTCTTACAGGTCTTCCCGGTTCTGGTAAAACAACTTTTGCACTACAACTAGCTGACTCAATTACAAGAACTGGTAATCTTGCTCTTTATAACACTTGTGAAGAAAGCATTTATCAAGTAAGACGTACAGCTAAACGTATGCAACTCCAACATGGTTTTATTCCATCATATTACAATGATGTAAATGACATTCTTAAACATGCTGATGAAATTCGTGCAGAAAATCCCGGCAAACAATTGTTTTTGTTTGTTGATTCACTTCAAACTATTGAATGTAATGAAATTGATCCAAAAACAAACAAGGTATATTCTCAACAAGCTCAAACTATTCAATCAGCTTGGAGACTTGCTGAATGGTCCAAGAAAAATTATACCAACGCTATTATTATTGGGCAAGTAACCAAAGACGGTACTTTTGCCGGTAAGCAAGAAGTTAAACACGCTGTTGATATGCATATCTCTCTACATCTAGATACAGATCGTAGAAGTGAAACATATGGTGATCGTGTTGCAATGGTAGAAAAGAATCGCTTTGGTACTGGTGGTCTTTACTTCCCCTACGAAGTTAACAGCAGGGGAATTCAATTCAAAGATTGATATCAAGAATTAAGGTAAGCATTTAAGGCAGGAATAATAGCTTTGCCTTGTTCTAAGGTTTTGGGAATAGCCTTTAATGCATTCTCAATCGCTGTTTTATTTGTTGGGTCATAATTGCAAGCAGGTAGTGTTGTTGTCAATTTTTGTAAGTTTTCAGCATATAATGTCGCAACATCATTAATATATTTGATATATTCTTGTATTGCTTTTTTTTGTTCTTCTGGATTTAAAGGTTTTAATCCGTCTTTGCTCAACACTTGACCTGTTGCTGCATCTACACCACCTTCATCAAACATCATACCCATATCATCTTCATCTGGATCTGTATCAGATTCTGTATTTCTACTATCAGGTTTATAAATAACAGCCGGACCTTTAGAAAAATATTCTGCGAACTTTTTACCAATCCACGCACCAATAGCAGCAGCGGCAGCAGCCAATAAACCAGCTAAAAGAAGAAATTCATTAAGATACTCTTTTTGATTTTCTTGCTTTATTGCTTCTTCCAAAATTCTTTTTTTAATCAAACTTTTTATAAGTTTTCTTTTGTTTTCATTTATTCTACCTTGACCCATTTTGGTTGCTTGATCTTGCAATAAACCCAAATTTTCCAAGTAGCCTGCCATTTTAGAATCTTTATTACCTATGTTAGCAATCAATGTTCCAAATTCTTGTCTTGCTTTTGCAGAATCAGCACTGGGGGCTCCTGTTGAAGCT